ATTTGAAATAGTTGTTTACATTAATTCATTTACGTGATATAATGTATACATAAATTGAAAAAAAGGAGAGATTTATGAAATTTATGAAACAAAATTTTGATTATAAAGGAAATAATATGCAATTATACCGTTGGCCAAAAAGAAATGATTATAAATCTATAAATATTTCTAAAAAAGGAAAACAGTTATCATTTTGTAAAAGAGATAAAGATGCTTTAAAAGAATTTGAAAATAAAACATTTACTAAACTGGAATTTATTAAAACAATGTCAAAGTATCAAAGTTTTAATAGTGAAGTATGGTCTAAGTTTGTTTTTAATTACTGGAAATCTAAAGGTGTAATAATATCCTCATAGGAAAATTTTAATTATGTTTTAAACAGGAAATACTATGCAACTACTTGAACAAGACAAAAAAACAATCAACAACGCAATTAAAGAAGCATCAAATTCACTAGTTAGAATAGATGCTGAACGTGATCTTATTAAAAATATTGTAGAAGATCTTAATACTAATTTTAAAATTAATAAAAAGACTCTTACTAAAATGATCAAAACATACCATAAACAAAACTTCCAGGACGAAGTAGCTTCAAATGATGAGTTTGAAATACTATATAAAACGGTTGTTTCTTAAAAATCAATTTACATTAATTAATAATCGTGTTATAATGTCTATATTATTAGGGAGCAAATAATTATGGCTAAATCAAAGACAGAAAAATATAAGGCAATTGCCGCCAAGTTATCTGGTGGGTCAGAGCCAAGAGTGACTGCAGATAATTACAAGTCTGAGCTAATGGTAGCACTGTGCTATTATAATGCTTATGTTGATGATAAAACTCTTGCAAAAAGATTCATTGACTATATTAAAAAACAAGATAAAACTCTTGTGTCAACTCTATCAAAGGCACCTACTTATGAACTTACATCAGCAGGTAAACTTGTATCAATACTTAATAATGGTGGGTTTCTTCGTGAGGACCATAAACAATCCATTGACATTAAAGCAAAAGAATTATTCAACAAATATTCCCAGGTTACGAAGGTAGATGCTACTGATGATGCCAAACCCAAGCGGAATGCTCCCGTTATATCGATTGAACAAAGAATCATCGATGCCGCTAGGGCTATAAGTGAGGATATTGATTATGCCATTGATGGCTTTCTCAATACCAAGGCGTCTACCTTCTCCACTAAATCATTCCTCTTACAAAAATCTGTAAGTGGAGCAGTTGCAAAACACATTGCAAAATACTACGAGGCACCATTAAACGAGGCTCGTGAAGCACTTGAAGGCAAATGTGAACAATTGGCTGAAGGCTATTCATTCTTTACTAAATCAGAACTCAAAAGATTCATACAATTTCTGGAAAGTATTGTTAATGATTGTAAACAACATACGGTCACAGCCAAAAAACCAAGAATACGCCGTGCTAAACCACCAGCAATTACTGTTAAAAAATTAAAATATAAAGTAAAAGATGATGAATTCGATCTCAGATCAGTTGATCCTGCTACAATTGTAGGTGCAGATGTGGTTTATATCTATAATACTAAAACAAGAAAATTATTTAGATATGAGGGTGACCATGGTGCACTCTCGGTAAAAGGTACAACCATTATTAATTATTCTGTATCCAACTCAGATGTAAAAATGTTAAGGAAACCAGAGGTCTTTTTCAAAGGACTTAAAATTGGTAAACGTGAAATGAATAAACAATATAATGATCTAAAAACTAAACCAAGTGCCGTGAATGGTAGAGTTAGTGATGATTGTATTATACTAGGAGCATTTGAGTGATTATATTAGACTACTCACAAATTGCATTAAGTAATATATTACCATTCCAAAATGATATTAAAAGAAATACTGAGGAACAAAATATAGACTTAATTAGACATGCAACACTCTCTACAATTAAATCATATAAAAAGAAATATGGTAATGAATATGGTGATGTGATTATTGCATGTGATGGTAGAGAATATTGGCGTAAAGATGCATTTCCTAACTATAAGGCAATGCGTAAAGTGAATAGAGATAAGTCTGATCTTGATTGGAAATTTATCTTTAATACATTATCTGAAATAAGGGAGGACCTTAAACAACATTTTCCATATAAAGTACTTCATGTGGATAAAGCAGAGGCAGATGATATCATTGCTACTTTGGTTAAATATTCACAGGAACATGAATTAATACAAGAAGGTTTATTTGCAGAACCACAAAAGATATTAATTGTATCGTCAGACAAAGACTTTATACAATTACAAAAGAATAAGAATGTAAGGCAATGGTCACCAATGCAAAAGAAATATGTAGAGGCCAGCCAAAAAGAAATTGATGAATACATTACAACACATATTGTTAAGGGTGATAGTGGTGATGGTGTACCTAATATCCTTAGTAAAGATGATGTATTCATTAACCAAGAACGACAAAAACCTTTTTCTAAAAAACGAATTATGGAATTTATAGAACAAGGAATTGATGCTTGTCGTACTGAAGAGGAAAAAAGAAATTACCAACGCAATATCATGTTGGTTAATTTTGATTATATTCCTAAGGCAGTTCATAATACAATTATTGAAACCTATGAAACAACTAAACCATTAGGTGATAAAATGAAAGTGATGGACTATTTGATTAAATATAAATGTCGATTATTACTCGATGATATAGAGGAATTCTAATGGCAAAATATATTACAGAAATATTAACTGAGATTAATGACGATCCTCAATTAATAGAACAATATAAAAGTAACGCAGCATTAAGAATATTATTTGAACATGCGTTTATACCTGAAAGGAAATTTATTTTACCTGAAGGTGAACCACCATTTAAACCTGATGCAGCACCACTTGGTATGACTCCAGCAAATTTACTAATGGAAATGAAAAAACTTTATATTTTTTGTAGAGAAGATTTACAACCAATAAGAAGAGAATCATTATTCATTAATTTACTTGAGAATGTACATCCTGAGGAAGCAAAACTATTGCTTTCTGTAAAGGAACAAAAATTAAGTAAATTATATAAAAAGATTACTAAGAAATTAGTATCAGATGCTGGATTTATACCAGTTGAAGAACCTACTACATAAAATTAAAAATATTTTTACATTAATATCAATATTTGATATAATAATATTGTTATTTGTTGTAATTTATCTATTAGTATTATTTTGGTTATTTTATTATACTATGATAGTTTGGTAATATGAATATATTTTATTTACACGAAAACCCAAAAATTTGTGCACAGTATCATGTTGATAAACATTGTGTTAAAATGATTGTGGAAACATGTCAATTGTTATCTACTGCTCACAGAGTACTTGATGGGCATGAAATGATAGGTCATACCAAAACTGGTAGAAAAGCTAAACGTTGGACTTTACCAGATTCTAGAGAACGAATATTATATCATGCTACTCATGTAAATCACCCATCAGCAATCTGGGCTAGAGCATCAAAAGCAAATTATGTTTGGTTGCATAATCTATTACTTGAACTATTAAGAGAATATACATATCGTTATGAAAAAACGCACAAATGTACAGAGATTACAGAAGCGCTTAAAACTGTACCTCATAATATACCTGATTTGCCCTTTACGGAACCTACTCCAGCTATGCCGGATCAATATAAAGTAATGGGTAACGCAATTCAATCATACCATAATTATTATAATGGTGAAAAAATTAGAATGTTTTCATGGAAAAAACGTGATATTCCACAATTTATTCAAGAGTAAACCTAAAGTACAATTTTTTACTTTAGATTCTGCCGTACAAGAGTTACAACCTATTATTAAGGCTTCTGATTATAAACCTAAATGGTGGAGTAAAGCTCAGAATCAACTTATTGAAGATATTAAAAAATCTCATCCATTTAAATCAACAGCAAAATGTCCGGGTATATTTAATTTAATAAGACATGGCTGGATTCTTAAAACGTGGCAAGATATTGTAATTAAAACAAATGGTGATAAACAAACATTTGAATGGCAATCACCTACAACTAAAATATCACATGGTATATCGTTTAATACAAAAGAACAATTATCGGATTTTTATAATGATTGGGGTAATGCACTTAGTTGTGTAATTAAAATAGAAACACCATGGCGGGTTATTGTACCAAAAGGTTATTATTTGCATGAAGGCCCTGTACCTTATGCTGACGAAAC